CAATATCCGCTACGCCCGTGCCGCCATGCGCGACTCGCTGTTGCGCGGCGAAGCGCCGATGGTGAGCCACCTGCTCTACACCCAAGTCCTTGACGACGAAGACCCGACCGACCGTGCCATGGGCATTGCCGCAGGGCTGGCGTGGCGAGCAAACAAGACCGTCGTGTACACTGACTGCGGCATAAGCCGAGGCATGGAGTTTGGTGTTCGTGCGGCACAGGTTGCTGGGCGTCCCATTGAGTATCGCACGGTGGAAGGATGGGCGGCGTGAATTTTACACCCGAACCGCCTCAAAAACTGATGATCGACAAGATCGTCAACCAAGATGTCGTGTTTGCCCTCGTAGGCATGGGAATAGGTAAGTCTTCTAGTATCCTGTCCGCCTTTTGTCAGTTGCAGCAAAACCTAGAGGTCGAGGCCATGCTGGTCGTCGCCCCGGTGCGAGTGTGTAATTTGACGTGGCCGATGGAGGTGCAGCAATGGGAACAATTCCAGCACCTCAAAGTCGCCAATCTTCGCACGCCGCTAGGTCGTCGCGCCTTCATCGCCGGTCAGGCTGATGTGTATGTTGTGAACTACGAGGCCATCCCGATGTTGGTGAAGCTGGTAGAGAAGCGCGGCGGCACAGTGCCTTACCAGATGATCGTGTACGACGAGAGCACCAAAGCCAAGAACCCTGCCAGCAAACGAATCAACATGCTTCGTCGCGAGCTACCGCAAGTGAAGCACCGGATCGCGATGACTGGAACTCCAGCGCCCAACAGCCTCCTCGATCTGTTCGCCCAAGTGCGCCTGCTCGACGACGGGCAACGCCTTGGTCGCAGCTATGACCACTTCAAGAAAACCTACTTCGCCGCCACCGATTACCAGCAATACAACTGGGAACCGATACCTGGGGCAGCCGAACGCATCGACCAGCGCATTGCCGACATCACTCTCACCCTGCGTACGTCCGACTGGCTCAAAGACTTGCCGGACTGCCACATCGAGGACGTGGAGGTTAAGTTGCCGGAACACGTCTTGGAGCAGTACGAGGAGTTCAAGAAAGAACTGATCCTCGAACTTCGGTCGGAAGTGCAAATCACCGCAGCCAACGCCGCTGTGCTCGTGCGCAAGCTGTTGCAGTTCACCTCCGGTGCCATCTACGACGGCGAGAAAAAAGTCCACGAGGTTCACGACTGCAAGACCGCCGCCCTAGCCAAGATCGCAAAGCAAACCAAAGGGCCGCTGCTGGTGATCTGTGATTTCAAACACGAGCAAGACCGTATCCGTCGCAAGTTTCCGCAGGCTCGCTTTTTTGCCGATGCAAAAACACCAGCATTGCAGATGCAAATGATCTCGCAATGGAACCGCAAAGAGATCTCAATGTTGGTCGGGCACCCGATGTCCATGGGCCACGGTCTAAATCTCCAAACTGGTTCACAGACCATGGTGTGGATGTCCCTTACTTACTCGCGTGAGTGCTATGAGCAGACCATCGCACGTCTCCATCGGCGGGGACAGAAAGACGTAGTCACAGTTTATCGTTTGATGGTGCCCGACACCGTGGACGATGTCGTGGCCGAGGTGCTAGAAGAAAAGCGCAACACGGAGCAGCGGCTACTCACCGCCCTGATGTTGCTTGAAGGCGACCGCAAAGGCAAACCCTTGAAGTTTGTGCCAGTGGAGGAACCAGAGTTTAACGAGGAGGATTTTTGGGGATGAATTACTACAATGAACATGACAAAAAAACCGCCGCATGGCTGCGAGAACTTATCAAGCAACGCCTTATCCCGCATGGAGTTGTTGACGAAAGATCAATTACAGACGTGCGCCCAAGCGATCTCGCCGGATACACGCAGTGCCATTTCTTCGCCGGAATCGGAGGATGGAGCCTTGCTTTGCAACTTGCAGGATGGCCCTCAGATCGTCCTGTGTGGACCGGAAGCTGCCCTTGCCAGCCATTCTCAACCGCAGGAAAAGGACTCGCTCAAGCCGATGAACGACATCTCTGGCCTGCGTTCTTTAATCTCATCAAGGAATGCCGACCTGAACATGTCTTTGGGGAGCAGGTTGCAAGCGCGATTGGCAAAGGTTGGCTTGATGGAATATCGGCAGACTTGGGCGAAGAAGGTTACGCCTGCGGGTCTGCCGTATTGGGCGCACACAGCGTCGGCAGTCCGCATATCAGACAAAGATTGTACTGGGTGGCCGACTCCAATGGCATTAGATCATTGGATGGCATCAACAGAGAGGAAGGACAGGGGCCAGAAGCAATTACCAAACATTGCAGCAGTGTCTGGTCTGACTTCACCCTCGTCGCCTGCCGAGACGGAAAAACCCGCCGCGTTCCAACTGAACCCGCATTTTTCCCGCTGGCTCATGGGATTCCCGCCAGAGTGGTGCGACTGCGCGGTTACGGCAATGCAATCGTTCCCCAAATTGCGGCGGAGTTCGCCAAAGCATGCTGCGACCTTCAACGAAGCGCAGTTTTGGGGATGAGTTTTAACGAAGAAGATTTTTGGGGATGAAATTTAACCACACAGACACCATGAAAGACGACAACAAACCAGAAGCGCCGGAAGGTTACACAGTAATTTGGGGGAACGACATTCCAGGCGTCGTCCCTCCAGCGTCGATGGTATGGGACGACTCGCACGCAATTGTGGGATGGAATCTCTCGGACAACGTGGGTTCTGTTGCAGCGTCGTACTCGTGGTACGCCGTCCCCATTATGACACCCAACACTGACCCCAAAGCCTCGCAGGCCGTCCAGAAACCCCAGCTTCAACTCATCCCGCCATCTCTCAACGACGAAGTGGCGAAAGCCCTGTCTCGGGGCGCGGTGAAATACGGACCCTGGAATTGGAGGGATAACAAGGTCGAGTTGATGACCTATCTCGGTGCGATGAAACGGCACATCGACTGTCTGATTGAAGGCGAAGACATCGACCCTGACACTGGGGCACACCACCTCGGCTGTGTCGCGGCTGGCTGCGGCATCGTGCTCGACGCCCGGAAGCACGGAACACTCGTGGACAACCGCCCGCTCAAGGCACAGAATACCTGAATGGCTCAAACCTCTCCCCAGCAGATGGAACGCACCCACATCGCTCGCTATGGGCGGTGGTGGAAACGTCTCCCCGGCGTGCCCAAGACGAGCGCCGGGTATGAGCTGTTGCAGGAGGTGGATCTCGAAAAGTTTATCTTGGGCAACTACGAGCATTTCGTTAATCTGCCGGGCAGCCAGCTCAACCCGTGGACGTGGCACTTCCGCAGGTTCATCTCGTTGATGCTGGATCGTCCCGAGACCAACCCCCGCTACCGCTTCGAGTGGAACCCGTACGCCATGCGGATGTTGGAAGAAGCCTACTCCAACAACTTCCTCGCCGTCGCGGGGCACGCCAGTTGCTCCAAGTCTGAATTTTTCGCCCTCTACGCCATTGGGCGCTTCCTCATCGGCGCACGTTTTCCCGACTGCCCTGTGGCATCTCCTGAGTATGTGAAGGTGTTCATTACCTCGACATCGTTGGACGAGTCTCGCGGTCGTATCTGGGGCGTCGTCGAGGGCTACTGGGCGGAGATTTGCCGGTTCTTCGGCGGCGAGCAGTACATGCAGGCCAAGCTGGTGTCCTCCCTCGGCAAGATCGTGCGCGTCAATTCTGATGGCAAGCAGAACCAGCTCGCAGGCATCACTCTCGTTGCTGGCGGCAAGGGACAGGACAAGGACGCCTCGACCAAGATCGGTTTCAAGAACCGTTGTGTGATCTTCATCGCGGACGAACTGCCGTTGCTCACCCACAGTCTTTACAACACCGCCATCACCAACTTGCAGTCCAATGAGTACTTGCAGTTCATCGGCATTGGCAACCCCACTTCGCCGTTTGACCCGCTCGGCGTGTTCATGGAGCCGGAGGAAGGGTGGAACTCCATCGACGAAACCTTCGACGGGTGGAAGACCAAACGTGGCTACTGCATTCGATTTGACGGGGAGAAGTCTCCCAACGTGCTCGCCGGTCGGGAGGTGTGGAAGGGCATTCTCAGCCTGCGCACCGTCACGGATCTGCGTCGAGACCTTGGCCCGAAGTCGCCGGAGTACTACCGCATGGTGCGCGGCTTCCTCTCCCCCGATGGAGACGCCAATGCCATCTACACGGAAGTCGAGATCACCAGCAGCGGCAGCCAGCACAAAGTCGGCACATGGCTCACACCCCCCACGCCCATTGCTTTCCTCGACCCGGCGTTCAGCCATGGCGGTGATGAAGCGGACGCCTGTTTTTGTCGGGTGGGCGACTACTATTCAGCCATCCACCAGCGCACCGTCAAAGGTATTGAACTGGTTGAGACGATAAACCTCATGGCCTTGGTCGATGCCAGCAACAAGACGGTGGATCGCAACCAGCAGTTGGTGAATCTCTACGATGCCGAGTGCGCCAAGCGCGGCGTCAGAGTGGAAGACCGAGGCTCCGACTCCACAGGGGCCGGTGATCCGTTCGCCTCACTCATGGCGATCAAGATGGGCCGGGGCTTCCAGATGGTGAGCTTCGCGGGAGCGCCGTCAGACAAGACCGTGGGCACCACCAACTCGCGCACCGGCAAGGACAGGTTCGCCAACCGGGTTTCCGAACTGTGGTACGTCGGCAAAGACTTCATCAAGGCCGGACAGATTCGCGGCCTCGACCCGGAGACGTGCATCCAGATGTGTGCGAGAATGTACAAGCTCG